TTAGCTTCTTCTTGCATTTTCACATATTCTTGTGCTTCTGCTAATCTTTCTAATAACTCTTCTTTGGTTTTTTGTGCTTGTGGATCTGTTCTTTCATCAAATTTTTTAGAAATAGATTTACTAGCTTCTGCAAAAGTTTTACCAGAAATATATTTTGGTAAATTAAATTCTTTTATTAATTGTTTGTCCATGTTTTTATATTTTTATTCTATTTGAAAAAATAAATTTTCCTTTACTAGTTTCAAAAGAAGTTTCATTTTCTTCTACTGTATTCATTTTACCATTATCTCCTGTACCTTGAGGAATACCTCCTAATCTATTTTGTTCGTGTAGTCCTCCTGTGTTAAACTCATTTAAATTTTTATTTCCTAAATCTAAAGAATTTATAATTCCTCCTAATGATTTAGTATTTTGATTACTAATTTTATCAGTATTTTGATTACTAGTTTTATCAGTATTTTGAAAATATGGTTTATTTTTCTGTTCTTTTATAAAATTTGTTAAACTTAAATTATCAGTAGTCTTTCCTTCTTGAAAATAAGGCTTTACTTCTTTAGGCTCAACATTTAAGTTTTTTTGTATTTTAGATATTCTATTATTATTTTCTAATATAATATCTTCTTTGTCTCTATCGTTATAAAAATCTTTTATTCTTGTTTGTTCTGATGTTTTTCTTAATATGTTTTCTTTTTGATCATAGAAACTGTCTATATGCTTAGAAAAACTATTTATTTTATTTTGTTTAGCTGTTTCTAAACCTTTATGTCCTGCCCAATGATAAGTTGCCCAATAGTCTGACAATTCTTCTTTACCTTTACCTATATAATCTTTTAAATTAGCTGCTCCCATTCTAGCATCTCCTAATAATAATATAGATTGTTCATTATATGATAATTTTCTAGCATCTTCTGTACCTTTTTCTATTATATTATTAATAAAAGAAGGCATACTATCTAGCATACCTTTACTTTTGTAATAATTTTTAGTTCTGTTTGCAGCAGTAAAGATTCTATTTGAACCACTTTTATCCTCAAATTGAAATGCTCCTTTACCTATTTCAGCTCCTTTTTGAACAGCATTAGGGTCATTTTTAGATTCTAAATGCCCTATAAAAGAAATAAATTCCATGTAATCTTTTAAATTACCTCCTTTATCTTTTTTTATATTTTTTATTAACCTTAATAAATCTTTTTTATCGTCCATATTACAAATATACTATTTTTTATTTATATATACAAATTATTTTAAGTATAATTTATAATTTTAAATGTTATACTGTATAACTTACTATTATATCATGTAATACTAATTTATAATTACTAGTATTTTCAAAGCTTAATTTTAAAAATATCCAAGGATTTCTAATTCTATTTCTATTTTCCCTAGGTATATTAGCTTTCCATTCTCTAAATTTTCTTCTTAAATTTTTATTTCTACCTATTTCCAATGGAATTTTTCCAGAATCTTGATATTCATTATATGCTTGAATATGTGTAAGAGTTTTTTTAGGTTGATCTATATCATTTAAATATACCTCTGAGTTATAAAATATATTATTAAATACAGTATCTTGATTAGAATTAGGATTTACTACTAATGTAATAAAACTTTCTTCATACTTACCTAAAAATTTATTATATTCTCCTATATTATGTTCATAAATATTATTTCCTATATTAGAAAATAATTTATTACCTTTGTTTATGTAAAAAGCAGGTAAATAAGTTTTTAAATCAATAAACTGATCTACATTTTCATTAAATACTCTTGTAAAACTTTTATCTCCCTGTAACAAAGTCATATAAATATCATTATTATAAATATCTGATCCAAATACTACACCTTTATTTAATAAAGGATTATCTTTATTTAAATCATTATAATTATAATTGTTATTAAACCAACTATGAAATCCTTTTGAATCAGATAATAATAATTGTATAGAATCAGGAACTCTACCTACTCCTTTATTTAATAAATCATAATAATAAATACCTCTTTTACCTTTAGTTATTCCCCATTTGTTAACTGCACCAGAAGATGTAGTTAAATAATCATAATCATATAGTATATTACCTTTACCTAGTTCTAAATTAAGACCATCATTTCCTTGTACTTGTACTCTAGGGTTTATTAATACTACTGCAATACTTTCATCTTGAAAAGCATACATCTTATTTTTAAAAGTAATTATAGAATTTATTGGTCCATATTTACCATCTAAATCCATAGTTTCATTTACTAATATATCTGTCCAACTATCTATAGATTCATTAGGTATTTTTAATTTAGTAGATTGTATTCTAGAGTCAAATTCATTAATTCTTTTAAAAGTAAAATCTACATCATTTGATTTTAATAATGTAGGAGCTTGACTATATACTCTATTGTATTGGTGATAATTTTGTTCTAATGGTAAAAATTCACTATCCCAAGTAGATAAACTTAAATCATTTCTATTTTTAAGATTAATTTGAGTTTCTACTGGAAATTCTACAATTTCAGATATAATTTGAGAAGTAGATGTACCACCTTTTTGTTCTGTTCTTCCCATTTTAAGAAACTTAAAATTTTGTACAAAAGTATCTCCTGGACTGTCTACAGTACTAGATAAAGATCCATTTGCAATATCTATACCTGTGTAATTTCCTATCTCTATATAAGTAGTTCTCTTTTTTTCTTCAAAGCTATTACCATTATATATATTGCCAAAATAAGTATAAGAAGGATCTCTAGTAATTTCTGAAATTAATAATGCATTATTATTAAAAGGAGAATTTAATTCTACATTATTATCATTACTTCTAGTATCATTAAGTCTATATAAATCTTCTAATAAAATTCTATTTTCAGTTTTTATATTATTTTTGTCATTCAATACAATTGTCAAACATTTAGAATTATTACTCTGAATATCTAATAATTTAGTCTTAGCATCTCCTCCAACTAAAAACCCTCTTAGATTATTTTTATACTGAAATCTACCATCATTATTGTAATTTTTAGCTTCATTGCCTTCTTCTGTAATTTCTGGTGTACCATAAATTTCATAATAATTTTTATTAGATCCTTTATAAAAGTTATTGTATTGTCTATACCATTGTGCTGCAACATAACTTTCATCTGCATTCCCTGATGATAATATATAACCATGTGGACTAGCTGTATCAGGAGAAGTAAAAACATTTCTAAATCCCTGATCATCTTGATATTCACTAGGATCTAAAAACCAAGGATTTAAAGCTCCTGCAGCTTTTATTTTTTCTCCTGAAGGATAGTCATTTACAGAATTATTACCTGTTCCAATTATTTTTCCTTGAAATTTAGGAAGATTAGAATTTATTATTAGTTCTTGCCCCCATAAACCATTTTTAGTGTTTACTACTTTTCCTTTAGTTTTTATTTTTAATCCGTTAGAAAATGTTAAATCAGGATTAAATAATATTTCAGGAGAAAACATTTGCATCATAGCAGTATGTAAAAAAGTACTTGAAGATTCATTTCCATGTGCTATTTCATAAGAAGATTGATTTAAATTATTATCTTCAAATCCTCCTATCCAAAATCCATGTTTAGTTTTACCTAGTCTTTCTTTTACATTTTTATTATATTCTATGTTATTTGGAAATGTTCTAAATCCTCTACTGATATATCCTGGAAGTTTTACAGATTGATCTTGATAATCTAATCTTTCTGAATAATTACTCCATTTATTAAACCTAGATTCATCTCCTTTAACTTGATACATCATACTATTTAAAGTTCCTTGACATAAAATAGTTTTATCTTTATTCTCTCTAGCTGCCCTTAATACCTTAAAACCTATTGGTTTATCATCAACTGATTCAAATTGATAACTATTTAACCATATAAAAAATTCAGGTTTTAAACTAACTTTTAATTTATAATAATTATTACTTGTAGATAAATTTATAGGAGGAGTTTTAAAATCTGCAATCCATTTTGGTAAACTACTTTGCCCTAACCTATTATAAAATTTTAATCCTATTCTGTATAATTCTTCATCTTTAAATACTTTTTGACTTTTATCATCTAAATCTCTAGGACTTTCAATTAATTCATATTTAATATATTTTCCCTCTCCTCCTAATTTAGTAGAATTGTATTGTCTATTATTTTCAATAAAATTACCATTAATAGAAGAATGTTTTAAAGGTATATTATAATCAGAAGTAACTCCCCTTTTAGATATTCCATTTAATACATTTCCATTTGGACTTGTCTTTGTAACTTGATCATATACAAAAGTAGTACTACTATTGCTACTAAATGAATATGCTCTTGTATCTAATTCATCAGGTATTAAAAAATTTTTAGTTTTTATATTAGATAAAAATAATCTATTATCTTTAGATTCTATATGTTTAGGAATTGTAGGATCACTACCTAAAAATAAAAATTCACTTAAAGATATATTTTCAATAACAGATCCTGAATCGTAGTATATAAAATTGTTAGAATCTATTTCTGATTCATTAATTAGAGATATAGAAGGTATTTGTCCATATGAAGTATATTTTATTGCATATATTTTAATATGAGTATAGTTTTTATCTATATTGCTTATTTTTATTTTAGGAGTAGATCCAATTATTTCATTTATTTCTCCACCACCAGCATTGTTTCCTATTTTATCTAAAGGAATTAACCTTGATAATGGACTTATTTTAGTTTGTGATCCATTTAAATTATATAAATTATAAGAATATTGTATCATACCTGCAGTATGTGTACCTCCTCCAATAATTTCTGTAATTGTAGGTTGGCTAAAATTTATATTTCCTACTAAATTTAAGTTAGTAATAGGAATATCAATGGTTTTAGAATTATCTTTTATTTGTTCGTGTTTTATGTTTATAAATCTAAGTTGATTATTTCCATCTACCCAATATACTTTTTGTATATTTTCATTTTCAAAATTAAATAATGTCTGAATAGGAAAATCTTTACTAAAATCTAGATTTCTAATATATAATAAATTTAATTCATATTCAGAATCTTCTTCTAATATATTTTCTAATTCCCAAATACAATTTCCTCTAGTAGAAGTTGTAAATAAAATTACACTATTTCTAGTAACACAATTTGCTATTATTTCAAATTTAGTTAAATTTCTATTAAGAGTACCAGAAGATATTTGTTGATTTATTTCATCATTAGTATATTTTAAACTTTTGCCGTCATAATTTACATTTTTATTTACAGTATCTATACTAATATTTGGAAAACTTACTTTTAATACATTTCCTTTTTCATTAGTAACATTACCAGTAGTTTGACCATCTGTTGCTATAATTCTAATAT